CGACCTCGATCCCGAATTTTCCGCCCGAAGGAATGACCCTCGCCTTGAACTTGCCGTCGCGGGCCGTGATGTCCGCACGTTCCGGGAATCCGTTCGCCGCGAGACTGATGCGAGCATCGAAGGGACCAAAGGTCGCCTTCTGCAACTGCAGCAGTGCGTCATCGAGCACGATCGCACGCACCTGCATAGTGAAATCGGCCGGTTTGGACTTGGGGTCCGCCCGGGTCCAGGCCGGAATGCGATCCAGCGCACGCTGGTTGAGCACCAGTCCGTCGATATCGATGCTGCGAATGACCTTGGTGGCCGACAGCATCGACAGCAGATCCGGCGTCACAGCGATGCGCCCCACCCTGATGTCGGCATTGCCGATCTCCACGCCGTCGACGATCACATGCGGCAGGGGCAGACCCGCGAGCCTGACCCGCTTGATGGTGACAGGCTCCTTGAGCTTTTCGGACAGCAGGCGCTCGATGCGCGGCCGGTAGTCGTCGAGTGACACGAACAGCGGCAGGACTGCCAGCGTCGCCACCAATACCGCAAAGAGCACCAAAAGACGTTTGAACCACTTCATTTTCATCGGTTTTCCGCGTTGACCCACCTTCGAAGCACGGATAGAATACGCCCCTCGCTGAGCCGGTAACAACCGGTTTTCCCAGCACAATTCCCCGATAGCTCAGTCGGTAGAGCGACGGACTGTTAATCCGCAGGTCCCTGGTTCGAGCCCAGGTCGGGGAGCCAGCCTTTCTCACTCTGAACCGTCTCCACGGCGTTCAGTGTGACCAGCCGATCCTTCCGGTAATGCACTGTGGCGGCGTCGCCGAACACCACGACAGACTCGACGAAGCCGGCGAAGAAATCGCGGATCTTCTTCGGGTTTTTCCCGGTCATCACCACGTCGCGCACGAAGCCCTGAATCTCGCCGAGCTGTTCGTCGGTGGCGTGGAAGTCAGGCGCCTCCTCCAGCTCCAGTGCGGTGAGCTTGCGCTCGACGTCCTGGATCGTGGCGTTGAGCTGCATCAGCCGGGGCTTCAGGTCGCCCAGGTTGAATGCCTCCGGATCCTTTTCCTCGAGGAGGTTGTAGAGGCGGCGCCGGCGTAATTCTGCGTCGCGCAGCTGCGCCACCAGTTCGTCGCGGCGGCGGATCCGCTCTTTTGCCCAGGTGCCGACCATGTGGTCGATGTCGGCTGCCACGTCGCGGAGGTTATCCAGGCTCATGACCTGGCCAATGATGAAGTCGGCGAGCCATTGGTCGATGAGATCCGCGCGAAAGCGCCGTGACTGGCAACCCCGCCCCTTGAGGAACGAACTGCAGTTGTAGTAGCTGTAGATTTTCGAGCGGCCGGTCGCGGTTTCGATCATCAGCGAGGATCCGCAGACGCCACAGCGCAGCATGCCGCTGAAGAAGTGCAGGCTGCGATGGCTCGCCTCACCCTCTTCCGGCGTGCGATCGGAAATGATGTTCTGTACTTTCATGAAAATTCCCTCCTCAATAATCGCCTCGTGGCTCCTGGTCTTGATCCATTCCGTTTCCGGGCGGATCTGCTTGGTCGCGCGATCCGTGCGGTTGAACACCAGGTAACCCGCATACGCCCAGCTGCGCAGCATGTAGTTGACCACCGACTTGGACCAGCGCCCGCCGCGCCGGCGCACGTTGCGCTGGTTCAGCATGTCGGCGATCGCCTTGCAGCCGCGCCCGGACAGGCACAGCATGAACATTTCCCGGATGATAGCCGCCTCATGCTCGACCACCTGCAGGCGCTTCCTGCGGCCGTCGACCACGGTCTGGTAGCCGAAGGGCACGGTGCCGCCGTTGAAAAATCCGTCCCTGGCGTTCTTCAGCATGCTGCGCGTGGTGTCGTCGGCGATCGAGCGGCTCTGATACTCATCCCATAACTCCAGGATGCCCTCCATCATCCAGCCTTCCTTCGTCGAATTGTCGATGCGGTTGCTGACGTAGACCATGCTGGTGCCGTAGCGCTTCAGCTTCACCTTGTAGGCCGGCGCATCGATGCGGTTTCGCGCAAAGCGCGATGTGCTCCAGGTGATGAAGTAATCGATCCGGCCAGCCTTGCAGCGGGCGATCGCATCAAGGAATGCCGGACGATCGACGGTGCGGCCGCTGATCCCGGCGTCGACGAATTCCTCGACCACCTCCGCGCCGAGCGCTACAGCTTCCCGCCGGCAGGCCTCGATCTGGCCGTCGAGCGGCAGCTCATCCTCAGCCTGGCCAATGCTGCTCACGCGCGCGTAGATGATCGCGGTTTTTTCCATGCAGCGATCCTACTTTTCGCTCAGGATGCGGGAAATGTGACGCTCGCTGATGCGCTCACACAGGCTCAGTTTCACGATCTCGCGGATCTCGCGGGCGGTTTTCCCGGCCGCGCCCAGCCCCTCGATGAACCGGTTGCGCTGGTAGCGCAGATACGAGCGATACGGCCGCAGCCGCAGCTCCAGGTCACCCTTGTCGCTGCGGCAGGCCGGATCTGCGTCAATGACGCGCCACATGGCCAGAAAGGCGTCGAAGCCGATGGTCTCGGCGACACGCATCCAGGTCGCTGAAATCCCCATCGCCCGCAATTCGGCGAGCCGCGGATCGTCGGCCGGCGAAAATTTTGAAAATCCGCAGCTGGATGGGTACCCACCCCCCCCGGCGGGGAGGGGGAGGGTTTGACGCCGACCCCCCACCCCCTGCTCGACCGGCTGCGAGGCCTGGGCAAGGGGCTCAGGACTGCGCTTTTGGTTGGCGTCAGGCATCAGCCCTCCCCCTTGCAGCAGGCCCTGCGACTGCGCCTTTCATCAGACCGCGCAGTGCCTGAGTCTGGTGATTTAGCCCGTTCCGAGGGTATTTGTGCCATCCGGGACATTCCCCCGCTTTGCCAATGGCTTGCAGCTTCGGTAGCTCCCCTGTCTGTGAGTTCGGTGGGGCCCCTCCGATCGAGGCGCGTGCATGAGGGTGTGTCATATCTGGCGAGGATCCCGTCAGGACTTGAGGCGTTGAAGGATGTCGGAGGTCGGGGTCCGGACTTTGCCCAGGGGGTTGCCCCGGTCCACTTCGGACACCAGCTTCCTGCCGGCGAGGTGGGTGTAGATGCTGGTGCTCTTGGGATCTGCGTGTCCCATCAGCTGCTGTCGCACGATGGCGTCGACGTTCGACTCGGCCAGCTCAGTGCCGTAGAGGTGGCGCAGCGCGTGGGGATGCAGTTGATCATCCGGGATCCCGATCGCGCGGCCGTAGCGGCGGATCATGTCGTGCACACCCCAGCGCGTCATGCGGCGCTTCTCGCCCCGGTAGTCCTGGGGGCGCAGGCCTCGGACGCCGATGTTGATGAACAGCACGCGGTCGCCGCTCTTCAGCTCCCGATCGACTTCCTTCAGGAACGGGTGTTCGAGATACACGCGCAGCATCAGATCTGCCTCCGGCGGCACCGGCACCAGGCGTTCCTTGTCGCCTTTCTCCAGCACGCGGAGAAAGAGCCGCGGCCGGCCCTCGATCAGCTGCTGCACGACATTGCTTTCGTTAAGGCTGCACAGCCCGCTCACGCGCAGCCCGCAGCCGGCCAGGATCGCCAGCATCGCGCCGTCGCGCACGCCCTGGAAGGTGTTGAAGTCCGGAGACCACAGCAGCTTTTCCATGTTGACCAGGCTCATCACGCGCGGCAGGTGATGCGGCACCTTCGGGTAAGGCACGCCGATCGAGGGATCGTGATCAATCAGCCGCTCGCTGTAGGCCCAGCGGTAGAACTGGCGCACGGCCGCGATGTACGGTCGACGCGAGTTTGCAACGATGCCCCGCTTCGCCAACCAGGGCCCGGAGAACGCCAGCAGCTCCTCGCGCGAAACCGCCAACGGATCCTTGCCGTCGAGAAACTCGACCAGGCGATCGAGCGCGTGCCGGTACCGCTGCAGCGTGCGCTCCGCACGGCCGCGGTTATGGCGCTTGAAGTCGAGGAAGCCCTCGATGGCTGCGGATCCGCGCATCAGAGTCGCCCCTCGTAGAACGCGAGGATCTCCGGCGTCGGCCGCCACAGCCCGAGCTTGCCGCGACACCTGAATGCCGGCAGGCCTGCGCGCTGATCGAGCACCAGGCCATAGGGCCCGCAGAACCATTCCGACGGGTAATCCTCGACACAGTCGACGAGCTGTGCGCGGCCGACAATCGCGCCGGTGACGTAATCGATCGGCAGCCGCACCCCGGGATAATTACGCAGCGCCGCCACCGCCTCGAGGTCGACGGCCTGGGAGGCATGGATCAGCAGCAGGCCGCGGTAAGACGTCCGCCAGGCGCGATTCTCGACCGGCTTCGGGCCGTAGCAGATCAGCCAGGCCCAGGGCTGCTGGACGGACAGCACGCGCGCAGAAAAAGGGGGCACAGGCATTTCTCGCGTGGACCCGTGGATTGGTTTGCGGTTCTCAGGCAATTCCATGATTCACCTCGGAAAAGCGATCCACGGATTCCACGGGTCTGCAGAAAAGCGCAGCGCTAACCCGTGGATCACAGTGCGGACGTTGATCAAACCCGTGGAAAAATGAGGGCAACCCGTGGATGCGCTTTCGGCGCCCTCTTTACTCTCTCTCTTTTTAAAATCAAAGAGATAGAGAGATAACACCGGCCGGGAGAGCAAAACCCGACCCGTGGAAAAAATTGGGTAACCCGTGGATTTTTGACCCCAACCCGTGAGGCACTTCGCTTCAGCGATCAAGCACTTGCAGCAATGTTGCAGTGCAATCCACGGGTTAGCGCGGACACCCGCCCACCCCGCATGAAAAAATTGCATGCGGACGGCTCTGTTTTGCTGCGCTGCGGCTCCGATCCTCGCCGCCGGGGGTCGCCAGGTCATATTCGTCAGGGGGTGCGGGGGTCCGCGAACAGGGGCATATCGTCCGTGGGCGTCGCATGGAGGCCGTAGGCCGCGATCGCCGGGAGGCTGATGGGGGTCAGGTGCGCGATCCTGCGGCCGGGATCCCCGAATTGCGGGTTGCCGCCGAGCGTCTTCTCCCGCTCCATGAAGCTGCCATCAGGGTTCTTCGGCACCACGCCGGCGCCCTGCAGCTGGCGCTTGAACACCCGGTCGCTCTTGACCGGCAGCCCGTTCCACTTGTCCCGGAGGTAATTCGCATGCGCCAGGTGATCCATCACATGGCTGGTGCGGATCAGCAGATAGGGTGCCTGCACCTTCCTGCCATCCTTGTCGCGCAGCGGCTGGCCGTTGCCGTCGACTGCATCCATCGATTCCCAGGCATAGGGATGGTGGAAGCGCTTCGCCGCGATCTCCGACAGGATCGTCTCCAGGATCCACACCCAGGGCGCCCGATCGGAGCTGGTCTCGGCGATATGGGTGTTCATCACCTTCAGCAGGTCGCGCTCGAAGTCGCCCTGCTCGGCATCGATGCCGGCAAACTCGCACAGCAGCCGCCAGGCCACGATCAGGGCCGCGTAGTTGCCCGCCATCCGCACCGCGCCATCATCCTCACCCGAGGCCCTGGAGGCCTGGATGCAGCGATCGCGCAGCGGCTGGTACATACCCTGCACCTCTGCACGGCTGAAACGCGTCAGGAACTGCAGCCACTGGCGCACCGGGAACGCCGGCAGATCGTCCGGCATGATGTCGCCCTTGCGGCCGGTCAGATCCGTTTTCACCAGCTTGCCGGTCAGCGTCCGCACCGGCACGTCCTCGCCGGCGAGCAGCACCGGGGCACACTGCAGGTATTCCGTCATGTCGGCGCCGCGGCGTGTGGGGCTGTACTGGTAACTCTCCTGCAGCATCGCGGCCGCCTTGTCGATCACCTCCTGCTTGCGCGCCGACAGCTCCTCCCAGCCCACCGGATGCGAAGTGTGCGAAATCGAGGTCAGCAGCCGAAACTCCGTCATCAGCGACTGTCCCGAGAACATCGTGAACGCGATCGAGCGCTCCAGCCGCTTGATCAGCGTCGACTTGCCCGCCCCCTTGTCCGCCTGCATCACCATGTGCGGCCAGAAGCCCAGGAAGGCCTTCAGATGCCCGCCCAGGGCCCACACCAGCGGGAGCGCGGCCGCGTTGTCCTTGAACGTGCGCTGATACCAGCGCAACACCTCCCGCGCGTCAGCAGGATTTCCCGACGGGAATGACAGGTTGTGATAGGGGCACTGCTTCTCCGGCTCGGTGAAATAGCAATCCGGCCCCTCGTTGACGATCAGCCGGCCGTCGCGCCAGGCCAGCCCGACGAAATTCACCGCCTTGCGGCTGCCGATGTCGGCCGCGCGCTCGAGGATATTGATCATCCGCAGGAACTCGTTCTGCTTGAACACCGGCCCGAGCTTCTTCCAGTGCTCGGTGTTGTGCAGCCGGTCATCGTTGAACACCCGGCGCACCAGGCTGTGGCCATGCCGGGGGGTCTGCACCGAAACCGCGAAATACACCGTCGGCTGGTGGTCCTTGTCGCCGGTCATCATCGAGGTCGAGCTGGCCACCGACACCCGCGAGATCGAGGCCACCCGGAAGCCGCACAGATCCCCGAAAATCGGGATCTGCTCGCCCTCGTCGCTGCCGTCGTCCTTCTTCTCCAGCTTCGTCACGAAGCGCGTGAAATCCTCCTTCACGCGGTATTTCCAGTACTGCGCGAAATCGTGCGCCGGCAGGAACACCCGCCGCTTGCCGCGGGACTTCGCATCGAGCGGCAGGCCCGGGATCAGGAACTCCTCCACCTTGTCCAGGCGGCCGCGCAGCGCGTCGACACCCTTCGCCTTCAGGATGTCATTGATATCGTTCTCGGTCTCCAGATCCCAGTCGGTCTGGTCGACCATCAGCGCACTGACATTCAGGCCCGTCAGGACCTCATGCAGCCGCCACGCGGCCGCCGGCCCCGGCCGGTGCCCGCCGCGGGACTCGTCCGGCTTGTCATTGTCAAAACACAGCAGCACCCGCTTACCCTGCAGTATCCGCCAGTCGATCGACTCCAGGTTCCCGGTGCCGCGGGTGGCCAGCGCAGCCCAGCCCACGCGGCCGACAGTTTCCACAGACAGCGCATTGATCGCGCTCTCCACCACCACCACCGTATGCGCCGCCACCAGCTTGCGCGCGCTCGAAACCCAGGGCACCCCCTGCTTCTCCCCCTGCGTCTGCGTCTTCACCCCGCCATTCAGCGACGGATCGAGGTAACGCATGTCCACGGCCGCCACATGGCCGGGGTTCAGCGTGCGCACGATGAACGCGGCCGCCGGGCCGCCGTAACCCACCTCGCCGGATGCCGCTTTCGGACTGGTCCAGGTGTTGAAGCCGAGCGTCTTGGCTGCGATGGCCTGGCGGATCGGTTCCAGCCCGATCCCGCGGCCGGTCAGGTATTCCACCACCGGTTCCACGTCCATCAGGCAGCGATCGGCGATGTATTCCACCGTCGTCTTCTCCCGCCGCGGCTCATCCCGCCGCTCCGCCGGGATGTTGTAGGTCTCGCGCAGGATCTTCAGCGCCTCGCCGGCATCGCAGCCACGCGCGTGCATCACCAGATCGACGGCGGATCCGCCCTCCTGGCATTTATGGCATTTGAAGGCCTGCCCGCGCTGGCCGGAGAAGATGGAGAGCGAGGGGCTCGAATCCTCCCCTCGGGGACAGTGGTAGTTGCCCTTGTTGCCCGGGCGTTTAATGCCGAGCTTTTCGGCGAGATCGTGCAGATCGATGCGGTTCTTGATTTCTTCTATGGTCGCCATGTTGCTCTCGTTGAATAAGTTGGCAGCGCCTGCGAACCGCCTTGAGGGAAGGAGCCGCCTCGCGCATCGCTGCCTGCCGGGTTTTCGGTGCCGCGCGCGGCCGGCGGCACCACCCCACTAATCCGGCCTTGGGGTTTCGCCGGCGTAGCGGTCCGGCGAAGGCAAATCCAGGTTGTCTCCGTGTGATTGATTTTTGAGGGCGCGGCGGATTTCCTTTTCACGCACCGCGTGGATGACCTGCTGCTGGGCTTTTCTGAGGTCGTCGGCGGCGTCCACCGCGAGCTGATGAACACTCGCGCGCAGCGAGTCCGAGCGATCGGCGGTGGCCTCGACACGGTTCAGCGCGTTGCCATAAGCCCGCCAGGCTGCGCGCAGCACGCGCTGCAGGGCCTTCGGCACCATCCGCCAGTGCGGCAGGCACATGAACAGGTGGGCCGCGATCTGCTTGTCGCAGGCCTCGGCGGCGCATTTGTGGAGGCGCTCACTCATGACATCACCCGCACATACCGGTAGGCCCACCGTTCCGCGCGGACGAAAATGTGATGCCAGTCGCTAAAGTAATGGCGGTGGGCATCAATTCCTTCGTCGCAGTCCTCGGTCTCGCAGAGCACCAGCACACATTCCGGCACCGGGCGGCGGCTGACGGTTTCGTGCCCCGTAATCTCGATTACGATGCGGCCGCCGCATTCCGGGCAGACCAGGGACGCCGGCGCGGTGATGACCCGGGATCCGTGCAGGAACAGCAGCTGCGGCAGCCGCAGCCGGCGGCGCAGGTCGTTGAATGCGTCCAGCGTCTCCTCGACGATCTCCCCGACCCGAAGGTCGATGCGATCGTGAACGCGATCGAGCGCGCCGCGGATCGCGCCGCCCAGCCTTTCCTGCAGCGTGCCGCCGGTCATGCCGGCAGCTCCGAGTGTTCGCGGCCGTCGATCACGTCGCCACCTTCAGCTTCCGCTCCCCGCGCTCCCACCGCGGCAGGTGGTCTGCGCAGGCACTGCACACCCCCACCACAGCGACAGATCCGACTCGCCGCTGCGTGGCCAGCCAGCTGCAGCCGCCACCGGCGTGGGGATCGATGCAGGCGTCGAACTCATGACAGCCGCAGCCGATGCAGAAACGGATCCGCTGCGGCCGCGCGCCGGGCGCATGGCGGCGCCACCAGGCCTCGACGATGTAGCCCAGCGGATCGATCACCCGCACCCCGCCCTGGCGTGCGCGGTCGATCAGCTGTTTCGCCTGTTGCCTCGCGGCCGCGGCCCTGTGGGTGGCGCCGACCTCGCGCCACCGGTGCCGCTGGCCACCGCCGTGCAGCTCGATCCTGTATTTCTCCGTTGATGTCGTCATGCCGCAATCTCCAGTGATGGATCAGCCCGCTCGATCCAGTGTTGTTCCGCTTTCGGGTTGTGGAAGCAGCACCGCGAACCTTTCCGGTGCGTGAACCAGTAGCCGCCGCAGTTGCAGGCCTTGACGCGGCCCCAGCGCGAAGCCAGCCGGTCCCTGCAGGGATACAGGCGGTGGTAACCGCACTGCCGGCACTTGGGGGGGCGAAGGTATTCGCTCCACAGCTTCGGCAGCGTGCGCCGCGCCTCACACTTCACGCAGCGGTGCGGCATGCTGGTGAAGCGGGGTTTGGGGAGGACGCGGAGCATGGTCTCAGCGCAGCTTGTGCACGGTGACGCCGTGCTTGGACGTGGTCTGCTGGCCGGTGGCTGTGAGCTTCAGCGGCGCCGTCGGAATAAAGCCGGAGCCCTGCCCCCCCACCGCCCTGACAAAATCGACCTCGACCTTGGCGGCGTCGATGATCTTGCCTGCCACCTCAGTCACGCAGCGCGCGCGGTCGAGATCGAGCGGGTTCTTGGTGTCGCGCAGATCCTGCATCGTCTGGAACAGCACGTCCCGCAGATCCGCGATGGTGTTTTTTTCGCCCGCCGCGGCCTGGCCGCCCTGTTGCCTGTTCGTATCGCTCACGGATTCTCCTTTTCAGTTGCCCATTGATTTGAATGGCCGCCTTCAGATCCGGAGGCAGCCGGTGAATGCTGTTGCGGCGGCAGTTCTCCGCCATCGTGATCAGCTCGAGGTTTTCGAGGCAGACATCGAGCTTGTCGCCGTTGCGGAACCGCAGGATGTGACCCTTCGGGATCGGCCCGTTGGCGTCTTCCCAGAGGATTTTGTGCAGGGCGCTCCAACCGAGCCCGCCTGGCGCGAAGCTGATGCGCATGTCGATGTAGCCGTCGGTGTTCACCCTCAACGCGCCGAGCACGTAGAAATCGGGATCCCTATTGGCCGGGAACTGCCCTTTCTTGAACTGCGTCTCGCGCATGCGGCCGGCGTGGAAGCCGGGCCGGCGCAGCCCCTTGTTCGCCGGCACATGCCCCGGCTTGAAGCGATTGGCAATCATCTGCGGGCTCTGATGAGCCCGCCGGATCCGCCCGCTGCGATCGCTGGCGAAGAAGGCCGCGGATTTCTTCAGGCCGAGGCGCGCGGCCTTGCCGTGGACCCGGTGCACCGCTATTCCCAGCCGCTTCGCCACCAGGCTGGCCGGATGGTCGGGATAGAGCCGCCGCAGCAGATTCACTTCCGCCGCGGTCCAGAACCGTTTCTTCATGCCGTGCCGACCCGCCATCAGTGCACCACCCGCGCCGGCGCCGCGGCTTCCGGCCCCGGCTCTGGTACGTCATCGATCGTCACCCTGACCACCGGCATGACGCCGAACACCTTGCCCAGCTCCCCGGTCATCCGCTTCTTGTGGAATGCGATCGCCTTGCGGCGATTCACGCCGCGCCAGTAGGCCTCACCCCAGGCCGACCGGTGAAGACGGCGAGCGGTTGCCGTGGGATCTGGCAGCGCCCAGGTGCGGAGGCGCTTCATTTCCCCTCCAGGAACAGCACCGGCTTCGCCACCACGCGGCCCGGTGCCGGGTAATCGATGAACCCGAGGCTGCGCAGCGCGCCCAGGTTGTTGGCAAAACCGCTGGAGCTGGCCGATTGTTCGGCCTCCTCCGCCAGCTGCGCGCGGTCCAGGTCTTTCGGATAAACGTCGATCAGCACCAGCAGGATCCGGAACTGCGGCCGCGGGAGCTTTTCCTCGAGGGTGGTCTGCAGATCCGCAGCGGTGGGCGGACGTTCGGGCATCCGGGCAACGGCGCGGCCGGTCTCGGTCAGGCCGACCTGCCCCCCTGCCGGGTATTCGATCAGGCCGGCCGAGCGCAGCGCGCCCAGGTTGTTGGCGTAGCCGCTGGATTTTGGGCTGGCATCGGACAGCAGAGCGAGCTGGGTCTTGTCGCCGGCGGTGATCCCGACGCTCTCCAGCCAGGCCAGCGCGTCCAGGATGCGCTGCTGGGGGGCGGTGACGGTGATGGATGCCGCCACCTTCCCTGTATGGCCGGGAGTGAAGTTCGGCAAGGTAATGCGCGCAATTGAGCCCTTCGGGGGCGGATGATTGAAAGTCACGACACCGCGCTTGCGGTCGACCGTGGCGGGGAAATTACCGACCGTCCGTTCCGGCTCATCAGGCATTTCCGGGGACGGCTTGATCGCCAGCAGCAATTTATGCAAGGCCTCGGCTTGCCGCTTCAGCTGCTCGGCCGGATCCTCGATTTTCTGAACAGCCTCGGAAAAGCCGATCGCTTTCCCGGCCACCCGTCCAGCCTCAAACCCGTCTTCATGCCCGCGCGTGTATTCCGCGGCCAGATCCGCCTTGCTGGCGCCCGGCGCCGCCCGCTGCGCGCGCTCCAGCTCTGCCACCCTGCCCCGCAGCCGCTGCAGCTCGTCGGCCTCCTGGTCGGCATCCTTCGGCAGGTCGGCCAGCTTTTCCAGGATCGCCTTCAGCTTGGCCGGGGGCGGCGGGGGCGCGTGGTGGCCACGGTCGCCGGGCTCCGGATGGGTTGTCTGCACCGCACCGACCTGCAGCTCGCAGACGGTGCGCGAGAGAGCAGGCCCGAAGGCGAAGAAGCGCCCGGGTGGCAGTGTGCGCAGCGCGAGCTGCTGTTCGCGGCCGACGAAGCCCAGCTCATCGGCTGAACGCTTCATGTCCAGATCGAGCGCCGAGCGACCGATCAGCTTGTTGTTGGCCTCAGCGGCCGCATCCTTGTGCAGCTTGGAGATCCGCTGCGTCGCCAGCACCCCGCAGTAACCGCGCTTGCGCCCGCGGGTCATGAGGTCGCTCACCGCGCCGGCGGATTCGGCCTGCCCTTTTTCCGGGCAGAAGTGATGCGCTTCGTCCACCACCACCAGCAGCGGCCGCCAGAGGCTGCGAGGCGCACCGATCAGCGCATCGAGGAACAGGCGGACGAAGCGCAGCCGGTCCTGAGCGCGCAGCTCGTGGATGCTGATGATCGTCGAGAAACCATGTTCAAGGATCCGCCGCGCCAGCACCGGCGCCGTCTTCACATCGGCACGGCAATCCGCGCCGGCAGCACCGGCCAGCACGTAGGGGAATTTTTCGCGCAGCGTGTGGAATTCGTCCTCGATGTCGAGCACAACGTGCGGCACCTGGCCGTGCGTCTGCTCCAGCAGCCGGCGGATCGCCCAGGACTTGCCGGCGCCGCTGTTGGCCTGGATCAGCAGGCGCGACAGCAGCAGCCGTGGCAGATCGATGGGCACCGGCTGGCTGTTGGTGAGGGCGGCTCCAAGGACAGGGACGGTCATTTCACAAGCTCCGGGTTGATCTGATACAGGTGGGGCCGGTGTTCCCCGGCGCGCAGCACGCGCCTGGCTTTCACCAGCTCGAACAGAGCCGCCGACAATGCGCCGGGGCCATACTTGGGAAGCGCCCTGTGAAGATCGGAGAAAAGTACAGGCGACGGTTGAGTCATCAGAAACTGACATATCGCCGACGCGCAGGATTTGGCATGCATGCCTTTCATGGACGGCCGGACTGATGCGGCCTCCGCTACAGGTCGCTCCTGGAGTTCACGTTCAGCAGCAGCCAGCGCCTGCGCCAATTGATCTGCTCGCGCAGCCGCGCACTTGCACTCTCGCTCCCATCGTTCCGCCAACTCGCGCGCTGCGCGGCCGGCTTCCTGTGCCAGCAATAGCGCCCGCTGCATGGCCTCCAGCCTGCGGCTGAGTTCGGCAACCTCTGCGTCCGGTGCCCGCGAAGAAATGGATGCGCCGCCACTGCGCGCCGCTTCGATCAGCGTGTCGATCTTCAGCTGCTGCTCGCCGATGAGCTGGGCCAGGTTCATCCGCGGCACGCCTTCCAGGCTTCCACGCTGAACCAGATCGCGCCGCTGAGGCAGCAGAGGGAAATCAGGCCCATGGTGATCAGCAGATCCAGCGACGAGCACATGGCTCAGTCCTGCTGGCCCGTCGGGGTGGCTGCCTGCGCGCTCCTGACAGCCTCGATGCGCTGGAACCACAGAAACATCGCGAAGTTCGCGATCCCGACCTCCTGGCCCTTCGCCATCGGAACGCCGGCGGCGTGGGCCAGCATCGCGTTCCAGATCTCGCGCCCGTTGTCGGGGTTGTCCCAGCCGCGCCAGCCGGCGTCGAGTTTGGCGCGGAGGTGTTCGCGCATCTGCAGCGTGAAGCCCTGCAGGGCGGCATCAAGGCGGGCCATTTCGCTGGCGCGCTGCTCCGGGGTCAGGGGCACATCGGCATGCGTGCTCGCATACATGGCGGCGATTCCTTTCGGTCAGACTTCGGGTTGATCGATCAGCGGCGCGATCCAGTGCCGCCAGATGCCCCAGGCGTAGACCAGGGCGAAGGCCAGCGAGACGACGAACATCCCGAACTGGCCGTGGATGAAGGTGCTCCAGATCCAGGCGGGCTGGCCGGCGAAGCCGATCGCCACGCCCCAGCGCGCCCAGGTGCCGCCGGCGGTGAGCATCGCCAGCGCCGCGATCGCGGTGATGACGATCACGGCCTGCAGGGCGGCTTCGATCAGGGGCGGCATCATGCGGCCTGCCTCGACGCGATCGCATGGAACAGCTTGTAGGGCTTCACCGGAAATCGCGAGAGGTCGCCGGTGACGGCGACGAACACGAACAGCCCATCACGCAGGTCGCGCGTGATGTCCTGGCGGTGACATTCATGCGGCCAGGACAGCACGCTGTAGCGCGAACCCGGCGGGAGCCTCTTCGCCAGCGCAGCGATCTTTCGCGAATTCACTGCGCGATGATCGCCGGCGACCACCACCAGCTCACCGGCGCCGTGACGGGCGCCGACGATGCCCTCGATCTGCGGTGCGGTCATGCTGGCACCCCATGCGCCGCGCTCTGCAGCATTCGCTGCCGCTCACCGAACAAGAAATGCCTGCCCTGCACATTCCACAGCGCTGGCGGCACTGAAGCCAGCCAGCGGCGGATGATTTCGCGGCCGACTTGCTCGGCAATGTCACCGGGTTCGCGGGAATCGAACGCGCTGACGGGATTCGCCTGCGCGACATGCCAGCACACCGCCAGATACTCATCGGTATAGCTGCCAAGGCCGTCGAGGTCGATCTCGATGTTGATCACCTTCTTCGGGTTTCCGGTGCTCATGCCAGCACCCCCTCAAACCGCGCCCGCATGTCCCGCCGGGGTGTGCGGCCGCTGCGGCTGGCGCGGCTCAGCGCCTCGGCCAGGTCTTCCTTGCTGGGTGCGGTGTAGATGCCGCTGGAGGCGATCGTGGTGTGGCCGAGGGCGGCCTGGACGATGCCGCGGGGATCCTGCGCGCCGCTGCGACGCATGATGTTCATGGCCGCGGTGTGGCGCATCCAGTGCGGGCTGCCCTGGACGCCGGCCTGCCGGCACCAGCCGGCATACCGCGCCTGGTAGCTGCGCACCGACATCCGCTGGCCGCGGCCGCTCAGCACCAGAGGCCCATCATCCGCGCCGGTGCCACCGAATTCGCGCTGCAGGTCGATCAGCCGGCGCAGCTCGACGCGCATCGGCTCGGTGACCAGCACCGAATGGTCGCGGCGCTTACCCTTCCGGTGTTCCTTCGGGATGAAGAGCCAGCCCTCCTCGAGGGCAAGGCGGGCTTGCGCGATAGTCAGGCGGGAGAATTCGCCGATACGCATGCCCGCAAGCCGCAGCAGATTCATCCAGGCGGCGTCCCGCTTCGCCTCCCGGGTGTTGATGCTGCGGACCGTCGACAGCAGCCGCTTCTGCTCCAGATCCGTGTGATACCGCCGATTGATCTGCATGATTCGCTCCTTGTTGAAGTTGAGAAACCCGCTCCGCCACATCCTTCGCCAGCCGCTCCGCCGCGGGCACCCCCACCAGCAGGGCCAGCGCCATCGCAAAGGCGTTGACCCAGTCCTGCAGGCTAGGCATGGCCCAGGGGCACCAGCGCCACGCCCCGCCCCTTCCAGGTCATCCGGCAGCCCATGCGGTCCGCCAGCTGCTGCGCCTGCAGATCCGAGAGCCGGGGATGCAGCCAGACCTTCACCGGCGCCGCCTCCGAGCCGGGGTCGCGCCGCGCAAACGGCACGACAAGGCCGCCTTCGCGGTAGCGCGCAGGGCCGCGGCCACCGCCGGCCGAGACAGCGCTTCCTCGAACGGGATCGATCGCACCCATCGCGTACGGTCGTGCGCCGCGCGCAGGTGGCTCTCCGTCAGGCTCACTTCGAGCCCGAGGCTGAGCTGTCCGGAGGGCATGCCGTTCCGCCGGGTTGAGCGGGCCGAAGAAATCGGTCAGCCAGTTCATCGCGAAAAAAGAGGGAAAAATCCGTCGCAAAATTGACTCCTTTCCCCGCGGGCAGCTCAGCGCGGATGGTGGTGAGGCCCACGCGGGCCAGGCCGGCGGGCGCGGGTTTATGACGCATCGATGATCCCCGGCATGCGCGCCATCGTCTCGACGATCGCGCCCATGTACTCGAAGCCTTCCTTGTGGACGTGCGCAATCGCCTTCGCGCTGCAGACCTTGCCGGCCAGCGCCTGGTTGATCGCGCGATGGAAGTCGCCGCCTTCGGCACCGACGCGGTTGATCAGCTCCAGCAGCGCCGCGTCGGACACCTTCGAGAGATCGGGCACCGGGAAGCAGACGCAGCCGAAGGTGTGGTTCAGCGCCGCGAGGATCCGCAGGTCGCCGGTGATGCCGAGGATGCGGACCATGTCCGGCACCGAGGGCACATGGCGCAGGTCCTCGTTCTGGTAGTTCAGCTTGTTGTAGAGCGTCCCCGCCGGGAGCCCCATTTTCTTGGCGACGGCCGGCACGCCCTTGCTGGAGGAATCGGTCGGGTCGACGTATTCGTAGACCGCCCGACGGATCGCCTCCAGGGTGTCGATGTCGGGCTCGCGCTTGAGGCCG